GTCTACGTTTGCTGACTCCTCGGTTGTTGTAAACGGAGTTGGATCCGTATTTACGCCACCGCCAACTTGCGTAAACCAAAAACGTCCGATTTCTTTAGAAGATCTTTGTGTCTTCCAGTATCTCAACTCATCAAGAGAACCGGAAAGCTTACCTGCTCCCGCTGATGCGGAAGAGCCAGAAGGTGCAGCAATGAGGGCACCAATGTACGCACGTAGACTTGAAGAGTCTGTGTCGTCTATGCCGGCAGAGCCTAATATGGTCTCGTTGTTGAGATTACCATCAACATAGAATCGTGTGGTAACGCCAGCAGATGCAGATTTAACTGTTACAGCATAGTGGTGCCAGTTGGAATCTGCTACAGAAGAAGTCGTGAATGTCGTGGCAGCGATTGGCTGCTGGAAAAACCCTGTTGAGCCTGAGAAAACCGTAAGCAAGAATGGGTCTGTTCCGTCAGCGGTACCTGAAAGCTCTAACGTAAAACGAACATAATCTGCTGACGATGAGTTCTCGCCATTCCAAAGATCAAATAGAACTTCTTTTTCTGTTGAAGCAGTAACAAACTCGGTCTTGTTTAACCAAAACTCAATAGAAGCACCTTGCGATGCTAGATCAAACTCTAGGTTCGACCCTCTGTTCTTAGATGGCTCGTAATAGTTAGAGCCTGTAAAGTTAACTGATTTTGGCGACATGCCATTTGGATTGACATTTGGACCGCCTTTTACAAAAATGTATTCTAAATCATCTGGTAAGCCGTACCCATCAGTTATAGATGCTTGAGTTCCCCATCCATCTGCGGAAACGATTGCGTACCCATTAGTTCTAGGGTATCGGTTGTTGTAGATGTATAAGTCGATATAAGTGGATTCATTCTCCCACTGCAATCTTTCTCTTAGAGAACCATCGTAAGGATATTCGTTGTAGATTCTCTTGATGGCTTGGTCATAGTATTCTTCGGCTGATCCATAGCGAGCAAAGTTTTCGGGCTTAGAAAAGTCTACTCTTGGAATAAACCTTTCTTCTTCGATTATGTCTTCTTCGTGATATCCAACAGACTCTACTTGAGAGCCTATTTCATCTGCTGTCTTACCGGAGAGCGCTTTGATGTTCTCGGTAATTTCAAAATACTTTTTAAGACTCATACTTTAATTATTCTTCAACTCTAAATTTGAACGTCTGAGGTTGCTCTTGCCAGTCGCCAATACTGTCGTTGTAATAAGACAATCTTATCTCATACATATAATCTGGCTCTAGAAGTGACATATCTAAATCAAAGAAGTTACCTTCTTTATCATATGACAAATAAGTGCTCAAATCCGACCCAGTACCATATGGGATAGCTGCCAAATTATCTGTGACACGATAGATGCTGTATGAAGCACTCTCGATAATATCAGTTGGATTGTTTGCTGTTGCAACTGTGTAGATGGTAGGGGACCAATCTCTGTCGCGAACAAAGAATCTAAACCTTGCTGTATCTTGTGTGGAGTATTTTTTCTTAAGATTCTTGCAAGATGTGATTCGATTAAACGTTGGAGCGCTGTCATAAGTCGGCATCAACTCAGGGAAGAACGAACCGGTAAAGTATTCAACTCCTCCAGAATGCCACACATCGTGTATCTCCTGTAAGGGCGTAGCAGCCGCTGTAAGAGCTACATCGCAGGAATAGATGCCAGTGCTCACATAACTGCCGGTAGCGTTTGTATCGCCCGTAGAGACGACGCTACCACCACTCTGAAGGGATAGCTTCGAGCCGGTGGGGGATCCATTGGAGCTTGAGTAGAAAGAAACAAGTATATTATTCGTCCCAACAGCCGGAACATTGCTAAGGCCGCGTCTTCCATAATTGTAGAATTGTAGCGTGTTTAGATTATCTGCCGCAGTTGCCGCAGAAGAAGAGAAATAAAAGTTTTCTCTGTCATCCATTGTGCGAGAATCCCATCGAGCCTCAAGCACCGGACGCTTAAAAAAGAACTCTGTTGAGCGAGCAAAGAACTTCTTTGTGTAATACGACTGTGTTGCGCCTCCTGTGTTCTGGATTACAGAGCCAGAATCGGTTCCTAATGACGAAGAGAAATAAGCTTCCTGTGAGGCAGTTAGTCGTATACCAAAACCGTAGTTGTTGTACCCGCCGCCAGCTGCACCCGTAATCCAGTTTTCTACAACAGTTGTAACATCGACTTCTAGGTTCTCATAACCTTTTTCAAATCTAACATTATAATTGTCTTGAGATAGATAATCACCTCCGACGCTGGACCAAGACGTGCTCGAATCAGACTTTAACCAATTGGAAACACCTATATCTTGATAGTTATCCATATCAAGTCCCGTACCTTCTGACCAAGATCGCGATATCGGAGCAACAACCAAGTTGAAGTCTTGCGGAAGCGTGAATGGATGCTCTGCATTGAACATCTTAAGGTAGAACGATACGGAACCAGATGCTGGGATTGTGCCTGCAGTTCTGTCAGTAGAGATCTGATTTACTGGAAATTGAATCAGAATTCTTGAAAGCTCTTGTGATTGGCCATTAGAGCCTGACTCTTGTCCATAGATTGAGAAAACTTCAAGAGAATCGGCATATCCCATATTGGAGCCAGTGCCTCTTGTGACCAAATCGGCTTCAAAAGCATTTGTGATCGTATTATCTGCACTGGCAGTGTATCTTAAAATTGCCATTACTGGATAGCTCCCTTAATATCCACATTTGGAAACTTAAGTTCAAAGATTGCGTTATTTTCGCCTTCTATTCTACGTCCATCAGCCGACAACCGTTCCTCAAAATCGAATGAAGAAGATGCGTAGGAGACGCCAGATTTTCCAACTATCTCCAAATCAATAACATCGATAATTCCGTTGACCTTTTGCAGAACTTTGTAAAACTCTGTTATCAAAATTGATTCGCCAATATCATATTGATTTCTTAATAGATAATCTCTCAAAGCTGCATTAGCTCTGTTGATAACCGTAAAACGATTTGTGTTTAGATCAATTGCAACAACGTAATTAATTCCAAAGTTAACAATTTGAGCATCTAGAATATCAATTGTATCATTTACTACTTTATATTGTAAAAGCCAATTTCTTAAGTTATTTTTGAGAGTTATGTTAGCTGGAAGTAGTTTTCCACTTGTGTCCTCTGAAATAACATAGACATTTAAGTTTCTTCTGAACTCATCAAAGTCCCTCACAACTGCCGCTCTTTTAATAGATCCAAACTTCGCAGGCATGCCATAGCAGATAGACTGGTAATCCTGAATTGTCACAGCCCTGTTCTGTGTTGCGTAGAATCCAAAGACTCTTTGCTTAATCTCGTCTGAAGAGGGTAGTGAAATATCGCCAACAAATGGCTCTTCGTTCAAAACCTCTATTGAGGAAATGACCGTATTTCTAATAGCCTGCGACAAGGATCCTTGGGATGCGAATCTAAATAGCGGTCTATCAACTCCAACAATTGTATTAACAGCGGCATTTACATCGTTATTTAAATTGACTCTGTAACCAATTCTCAAAGTTGTGTTTGCTGGGGCAATACCAAACTTATCTGTGCTGATCAACTTGGTTGGATCAAAATCCAAGTCCGTAACATAATCACGCCCATTCAAATCTAAAACTAGATTTGTTGGGTCTACAACAGAATTTGACAGCAATTCAGAATCCGAACCGTATCCAAATTGTAAGTAAGTCGCTTGTCCTTCTCTCTCCACAACAAATCGTCTTGCTACCGGGACAGCTTTTAAAAGGTTCCGAACTGTTGAATTTGTTGATGTATTGGTGTTACGAATCGCTTTGTAAATAACATTTTGCGAAAGATGGTCGACTTCAACATACTCATGACCCTCAGTATCAGTGACCGATAAAACCTCAGCAACCCTTGAAGTTTCTAAATCTACTCTTAAGAATCTTTGAAAGTTTCCAACCTCAACTTCTTTAAACAAAGTTCTTCCCGAAACAGCACGACCTTGTGCTCTAATAACAAAGTTTGTTGGGTTTCCTGTGGTGGAATCGACAGTGCCCACGACCACTTGGTTTGTTGATATGGAAAAATCCACATCTTCTATCAGGGTATATAAACCACCACCTGTTGAGGAGAAGACGGATCCCGCACGAAGAACAGGAGCATAATCTAAATTAGGTCCAGCTGTGTTGTTGTCAGAAGGAACCTGAATGTAGAATGTTAAAATGCCATATGAAGAGGGGCTTGTATTTAGCTTGAACCCCATCTGTCGCGCTAAGCGAATGACATTGTTATACTCAATCGATGTTTCTAAAAACGATTCGTTTGTTTGGTAATCCAAGTAAAATGATAGAATGTCTCCAATATAAGAGACAGTATCCAGCATCAAGGAGCCAAAGGATGCCTTGTTAAAGTCTTTGTAAGTATCAGGATAGTATCTTTTCGCGTAGTTCTCTAAATCTCTGCGGATAGAATCAAAGTCGCGACTGGTGTAATCGATAGGTTGTAGTTTTTTGGCCATAATTTATTTCTCTAAATAGGTTGGTCAACATCAATTTGTAGCAATGTCGATAATTGAAGTGGCAATATTGTGAAAGATATTGAAACAGAAAGATTGTGCGGAAACAAATCAGGGTTTCCTTCGGGTATTTGAAATTGTATATCGTCTATCTGAATGTAACTCAAGTATCTTTGAACCTGCTCATTAATTTTTGAGGAGATGGCTGAATAAGTATTGCTATCGTTTAGTTCGAATAGATACCTTCTTAATCCAACACCGAAATTAGGATCCATTATCCTTTCGCCCGGGATGGTCAAAATAAGCATTTTAAGATTTTGTCTTGCTAAATCCTCAAAATTTGTATTTAAGTTATAAGCACCAAATACTTCACTTACGACAAGCGGCAGCTGCGGCGATAATCCAGAGGCCAT